ATTCCTCGAAAATAATGCCAATGATATTTCGACCTTTGTTGTTCGTCAACCATCACAGCTCAATGATAAGGAATTCCAAGGAACAGCGAATGGTATTCCGACTGATCCGGCATTTTCCGGCGAATTGGATTCTGCGATCATTGGAAATCCTGCGACTTCCACCGGTCTTTACGCATTCCAGAATCCGGAAGCGATTGACATTAATCTGTTAGCAACACCAGGATTTTCAACTGGTGCTGTTATTGGAACGGCTCTCCAAATTTGTGAAAGCCGTGGAGACGTCCTTTACATTGTTGACCCGCCATTTGGTCTTCGGCCTCAACAGGTTGTTGACTGGCATAACGGAATGCTGTTGTCTGACCTTAAGTCTGCTGTCAATAGCAGTTATGGTGCTTTATACTGGTGCTGGTTGCGAGTGTTTGATCAGTTCTCCAGTGATGAGATCTGGATTCCACCTAGTGGTCATGTTATGTCCGTTTTCAGTAGAACTGCACGAGAAACCGAACAATGGTTTGCTCCTGCCGGTCTGCGTCGTGGTCGTTTGTTAACAGCATTGGATGTTGAATACTCACCAACTCAAGGTGAAAGAGACTTGCTGTACGGTTCTGGTAATGCTGTGAATCCGATTGTAAAATTCCCTCAAGACGGGATTACAGTTTGGGGTCAGAGAACATTGCAACGTACTCAAACGGCCTTGGATCGTGTTAATGTTCGAATGCTGTTGATTTTCGTTAAGAAGAATCTGATTCAACTTCTGCGAAACTTCATCTTCGAACCAAATGATCGGATTTTGTGGCGTCAAGTTGCGGCCACTATTGAACCATTTTTGGCTGATATTCAAGCTCGTCGTGGTTTGACTGCTTTCCGTGTGATCGTTGATGAAACGAATAACACACCTGAGCGGATTGATCGTAATGAATTGTGGGTTTCAGTGTTCTTGAAACCTACGAGAACCGTTGAATTTATTGTGCTGAATCTGGTTGTCCTTCGCACTGGTGCTAGCTTCTCTGCTGAAGAGGTTCTTGCTGCTGGTGGGATCGTGACAGCTCAAACAGCAACATAAGTGGAGTAAAAGAAAATGCCTGGGTTCAATATTAATCCCTTTGGTGGTGGTTTTTCCGCCGGTGGTCAATCTCAAGGACCTTCAAACACCGTTGAAGTTCGACGAAAGCATCGTTGGGCTTTTGAAACGTTGGGTCGAGGAGAGGGGGTTTTTTCACAATCTGAACTGCTTGTTTTACAGTCAACTCAAAGGCCTAGCTTCAAGTTTGAAGAGCCTGAGATGCATCATAATCAGGAAGTTTCCCGTTTTGCTGGAAAGCAGGACTGGGATCCTGTTACTATGGTGTGGTATGATGTTGAGCAAGACCCTGATATTTCACGTGGTATCTATCATTGGATAGAAACAGTAGTGAATATGCAATCGTTGGCGGTTTCCCACCCTCGATTCTATAAGAGGACTGCTGCGTTGTTAATGTTGGATGGTTCAGGCCAAACAACTGAGCAATGGTCAATGATGGGTACATGGCCTGCGGCTTGTAATTTCCAAGATCTGGATTATTCTTCAACTGATTTGATGACGTGTGAAGCTACAATGCGGTTTGACCGTGCTGTGCGATCTCTATCTGATGGATCTTGTATTCAGACGCCATCTCCAGTCCCAATTAGTCCGAATTGCCCTCAAAACGCTTAATCAACGGGGCGTTTTGATGACAACATGGTAAAAGCCTCGTTTTGCGAGGCTTTTGCTGTAGGTATAATACGATGCCAGGATTTAATATTACAATCCCGAATGTTTGTCATGATGGGGATGCACACAACTGGGACGGCGAATCAGCATTCCAAGGTCCAATTCATACTGTTGAAACTGCTAGGAAGCATCGTTATCGATTAGAAATATTAGAGCCATTTGCTGGTGAATCAGGAGATAATAATGGTATTTTGCTTTTTTGTGAAAAATGTACTCGTCCAACACCAGAAATAGATGAAATAATTATTCACAATGGTCAGGATGAGATCTATCGGCCGGGAAAACAACGATGGAATCCTATTGAATTCACATTTTATGAAAAATTGCGTGGAAATACTGATGAGACTGCTGAATTGATTTATAAATGGTGGGGCAAAATAATGCTTGCCCTAACCGATTCAACACAAAGGCCTGTGTCTGAATATTATAAACGTGGGCATTTACAAATGCTTAATGGAGTTGGTAATCCTATCTGGACATATTTTTTATATGATTGTTGGATCACAAAGGTTTCACCATCTGATTTAGCGTATTCAGATAGTGATATTGCAACTATTAGTGTAACTTTGAGATTTAATAAAGCAGAAGAAAGAGAAATCTAATGCCAGGATTTGCAGTTCGAGGCATTGATGGGCAATTTGGTGGTAGAGCAGCTGGTGCTGGCCCACCAGCTACTCAAGAATATTATTTAACATATACTTGGGTAATAGATCAGATGATTGGTAACTTTGATAGTTTATTGATCAATGCTAAAGACATTACTCTTCCAACATTTTCTGTTGGGATTGAAGTTAATCAAGGTGCCAGTCTTGAATACAAATTCGCCAAAAATGTTTCATATGATGATGTTAAAGTAACATTTTATGATGCTATTGGTTTGATCACTATTTTAAAGGAATGGCGTAAAAGTGTTTGGACGCCAGACGATGGATTAAAAACTGCGAGTAGTTATAAAAAAGATTCTATACTTACTGTTCATACTCCGCAATGGTCAGAAGATAATAAAGTAATATGGGAACTTACTGGTTCCTGGCCATCTGTTATTCGCCATGGTGAATTAACCTATACAAGTAGTGATGTTAAAATAGTAGAAGTTACCATCACATATGATTATGCCGAATCTGATGATATTAGTGCTACTCAATCGTTTAATCGATAGATTTGTTAATTTGCTTTTTTGAATATGATTCCAAAGTAGATAGAGCTTGAAATAATCCCCCAAGCTTTAGAATGGGATCGAATTAAAATGGCAAATGACGATATTCCAGATGGTACACCGCCAAGTGATGAACCAATTGAGGAATCACTTAGTATTAGCGGTAATGATCCAGTTAGTGATAAACCAGTTGATAGTGATTCAGATAAAGTTGACGAGAATGAATCCGTTAATAAGATGGAGACGAACGTCGCTGATCTGAGCGATATTGTTTCTCCAGGTGATGATGCAAGTGATTTTTTAGAGAAAATACTTGTATCATCTGACCAATTAATTCCTTGGGAAGATTGTTACGTCCCAAGTAGAGGTCTCTATTATGATGGAGATTGGGCCGACAATAAGATCAAAGTCAAGGCCATGGGCCAGACTGCTGAAAAGATCTTGGCAACATCGCGTTTAGCCCAGTCTGGTCAATCGATTGATTATTTGCTTAGGGAATGTTGCAAATTTCCTGAAGGATTTGATCCGGTCAATATGCTGCTTGGTGACCGCGTTTTCCTTTTGTACTTTATTCGTGGTATCACACACGGTAATATCTATGAATTTGTGTTTACCTGCCCGAATCAGGAATGTGGGTCGGTAACAACTCATGCCTATGACTTGAATGAGTTGGCCAGTACAGTCACATGGGCTGATGAAGGACTGGGAGAAGAACCATTTAAAGTAGTTCTTCCTTACATGAGCGAAGCATACAAACGTGAGGTATACGTTTCAGTGCGTTATTTGAGAGCTTATGACGCTAATGATATGCTGTCGAGGCGTAAGGTTAAGGAGAAGTTTAAGGTTCGGCCTGGTAATACTGTTCGAACTCGTGGTCAGCAACGTCCAAATGCTGCTCAACGTTCGCAGAATCAGGAATTGGACGATACTATTTCTGAAAACTTAGAAAAGGTGATTGTTGATATTAATGGGGCTGGTGACAAATTCCAAATTAGGCAATTTGTTAGTCAGATGCATGCTACAGATACTGCTACTGTTCGCGAATGGCTTCGGGAGAATACTCCCGGAATAGACAATTCTGTGACTGTCGGTTGCCCTGATTGCAATACCGAACACACAGTGGAGCTTCCGATTACGGAAAGCTTTTTTCGCCCGTCAAAGCGAACAAGAATATGAGCGTGCTTGGAAGAATTTAATGGAACAACAGTTCCAATTGAAGCATTATGGGAAATTAACAATATTTGAGCAAAACCAAATGACATCCGAAGAACGGTCATGGTTTCTCAAAAGACTTGAAAGAGAGTTTAAAGAACGGCAAGATAAAGAAGCGAAAGACGCTGGGAATATGCCTAAGCCACGGACATCTGCTCGAAGATAATAGTGCATTAATAGGGACACCTCGTCAGCCAAAAATAGGAGTAAGGCTACGAGGAAGATCTTTATGAGCGACAGTACTATACTTGCAAATGCATTCCCACGAATATCCGCTCGTAGCGGTCAAGTGGTTGACTTAAATGTGGATTTCTTACGCAATGGAATCCTCACCGATCCATTTGCAATTAGACATGTTGAAATTTATAAGACGTCTGTAGCTCCACATAATTTATTGGCCACAGTTCCTGTAGTATCTCCAGATGATGAGTTATATCCATCTCCTGCTTGTCAAGAACAGATAAGCACAGAATTTGGATTATGCGGTACAGAGCCGACAGAAGATAGTGAACCGATAGTTGGTAAGTACCATTTACCATATTCTATTCCTACTGACTTTCCAGTACCAGATGTCTTTTTTGATCTTTGGTATTATTTTGCTGATAACCCATGTGGCCAGCTTGGAACAGAGGGAACCGAGTGTGATATTGATGATCCAAAGTATGATGAATTTTTATTAAAATGTTGTCATAGATTTTGGGTTTATCCAGATGGTTGGTTTTGCAATGATGGATTGCAGACGGTACGATTTGGATTTGAACCGATCGATCAACAATTCAATTCTCCGGAAGTTCGACCTTTGGAAGTTGGCTTGATGCCTCTTCCATTATATGATTACAATTTCAATTTGGTGAACCCTTTAATTCCTTTTCTGCAGCCAACTATTTCAATAGAGACTCAGAATCGAGAATTACTGATTGATAATGAATCAGCTAGAATGGGTATTCGCCAGGGCTCATATCGATCTAATCCCTGGGTGATCCAGTATGATCTTGATACATCTAAGTTCCTAAATGGAACTTATCAATATTGGATCACCTTGAATCTGCCTGACGGTTCGTCTCGTGTCAGCAGAAAATTCATAATAACGATCAACTAGGTTAGTTAGTTATGAGCGTTAAAATGACTTCTCCTTGTGATTTTGGTCCTACCAAACTTGTGAGACTTCGTGAGCTTACGGACGAATTAACTGAAGATGACACAGCTAATTCTCTTTTTTTTAAATTATCATCTGATTTATTTTGTATTGCGGATAATACAGGATACTTTAAAAAAGTCAATGAAACATGGGAAATGCTTGGATGGTCTGTAAATGAACTTTTGACGATTCCGTTTATCAAATTGATTCATCCCGATGATATTGCTAAAACATTGCGAGTAATGGAGGATATGGTAGAAAACAATATTATTCGATTTTATAATCGTTATAGGAGAAAACCAGGAACATTATACGGTAATGCTGAAGTAGCTGGCCAAAATTCGTATGCTGTCCTAGAATGGAGTGCAACATCATGGAAAAATGGCTTAACGTATGCTTCGGCACGTCAGGTACCAATTAATTGTTTGTCCTGTCCAGAAATGATGCGTGGTGATTTATCAGTGTGTCATAAGCCACGGCATTAATGATCAGAAAATCAGGGCATTAATATGAACTATGAAAATGAACATGATTGGTCGGAATATAAAAGACTAGTTCTTTCCGAGCTTGAAAGACTTAATCAAGCCGTAGAGAAGCTAAAAGATCAATGTGTAGAAATTCAATCAAACATTGCATCTGAGCTATCTAAGACGTCTGATAAGATTAATGATAAAATTAGTCTTATGGACAAGGAATACCCTAGTCTTGTTGACTTAAATGATCTTAGGGAAGAAATAAATAAAATAGAAAAGAGATTCCACTTTTATAAAAAAGAGCAGCAAGTGGATGCGACAATCACCAGCAAATGGGGATTGTGGGCAGCAGTTATTACAATAATTGGCTCTCTTATTGCCTCGGGTATAAGCTTGGTTATTGCTTTAAGCGATTAACCGTATGAGCCCATTCTTTGTTCAAACATAGAACAAAGAATGGGCTTTAAAAATGATATGCAAGCAATGCTCCAGACAAGTAGAACCTGGTAAAAAAAGATGTGCTCATCATCTCAATCTGCGTATTGAACAAGCAAAACGTAGACGTGATAGACTTCATAAGATAAGAATATGTTCTTGTGGAAATGAAGTACGAAATAATGAAACACGATGCGATAACTGTGCTATATTATATGCCACTAAATTAAAATCAAAACGAAATAATATTATATCAGTAGGAATATGCCCAGAATGTCGTAATAAAAACGATACTGATAATTATCGATGTTTTAAATGTGCCGCGAAAAGGAAAATAGTTGCTAAACGTTTGAAATTGGAGGTTCTTAATGCTTATGGCGGTCCTAAATGTTCTTGTAATAAATGCCCAGAAAAATCTGGCGATATTAATTTCTTGACTATAGATCATATTAATGATGATGGGAATGAACATCGTAAAGTATTAGGTAGTGGTGGAAGTACTTTATATCGATGGCTTAGGAAAAATGGATTTCCATCAGGATATCGTGTTCTTTGCTTTAATTGTAATTCCGCACGACACATAAATGGCGGAGTATGCCCACATGAAAAATTATGCACAACACAAACAGAAGAGTAATTTTAAACAGATTCCAGCCGGTAAAATAATTACTTGGATTAAACAAAATTTTGATTATAAAACTCGTAAAGATGGCGATGAATACCTTATATGTGACCCATTTGATGGTGATGCTAAATATCGGTTTAGTATTAATCCAGATAAGGGGCTCTGCGGTTCGTGGCATGGAAATGAATGGGCCGGACCAGTAAATCCTAAGACTAGGAAGCGAAATTGCTCCGTAGTCAATTTCGTCAAAACCTATAGGAATTGTTCTTATAGGGAAGCTCTTGCTGAGCTTCTTGGGGCCTCGGAAGACATTTCGTCTTTCATGAAGCCAGATGGGCGAATCAATGCCGACGAGGCCCATAGAAAGGTAGCCGTGGCCCTTCCCGGTGGTCTGGAGCTACTGTCCACGTCCAAAGATCGCCAAGCTATTGCTCTTCGTCGTTGGCTGAAAACTAGAGGATATACTATAGAACGTATAGAAAAGGCCGAGATGTACTATCTTGGTATGGATGTCTATTGGCCATACTTTGAATTTGAAATGCTAATTTATTGGCAAGCTAGATCACGACTCAATAAACGATTTAAATTCCCAGATGAGAACATATATGGTTCTGATGGTGAAATAGCTGGGAAAACTGAAGGGACTAAAGGTGATTTCTTCTATGGATTTGATGAGGTAGATCCGGCTTCATATGTCATAATTACTGAAGCAATTTTTGACCAGAATACTTTATATGATCAAACTTTGGCTTCTGGCGGGGCTGATTTAACAGTAAATCAGGTTAAAAAACTAAAAATTCTCGGTCCTCGAAAAGGGATTATTTTATCTCCGGATAATGATGATGCCGGGATTAGTAGTGTTATACGGAATAAACAAGTACTGGATAGTCTTGGCTTTCCGATATTATTTTCAATTCCTCCTAAATTAAAGTATGAGGAAAATGGTGAGGTTAAGCATACAAAGGATTGGAATGAGATCGGAGAATTAATTGGATTTGACAAAGTACGTGCAATCCATGACGAACATATTCGTAAGATATCTGTTAAAGAAATACTAAGATTAAAGAAGATGCTCAAAAGGAAATATTGATACTTATGCCTCTTATGTTGAATCAATTGGGTGTTTAATTCTGGCGATGCCAAAAAATGACGCAGATCTTCTGAATATACAATCAGTATCGATTCCAATGGCTATTACGATGTGCCACGAAGTTAAATTGAAAGAATTGGAAAGAATATCAGCAGGTAGCGTCACGCACGAATTAGAATCAGTTATGTTGTCACCATCTGTAATCCATACTAGTGATGGTTTTGAAGATGCTAATTCGCAGGATGATGAAGACGATCTAGATAACTAGCTCTCTTTATTGCCACCCACTTTTTGGGCAAGAGAATCGTGGTCGAAACGTGCTAGGTATAAATCTGTGTACCAAGAACCACGATCCAACCTATGATGGAAACCATATACTAGCCAGTTTCCTGTCATCCACCAATATGGTTTACCTTGATTAGTCGAATTTTTACCTTTAGTCCAACTTATAAAGACGGTATCGGTTCCGAGACCTTCACAACTTGACCATTCCCCATGTCCTAGGCATTCTATTTTTACTCGCATTAGAGCATTGACTAGATTTAACCACATGGCTCTGGGTCGTCCATCGATATATTCATCATAATTAACACCGAGACTTCCTGCTGAATCTTCTGGTATTGCACTAACTGAAGACCAACCTGCTTTTTGTGGTTTATCATCTGGCGGTTTGGTAAATCCTTGATTATTTTTAATTCTTGCCACTTTTTTGTTTGGTGTTCGTGCGTCTTTAATGAATACTTTCTTTTCATCTTTATCAGTGATTTTATCTAAGTATTGTCCAGAAATGGCTGAAATACCTTGAGTGATTAATTTTGTTTGTACTATAGAGAGGGCATTGTCTGCTAAAAATTCCCATCCTTTGATAGTATCGTGGTCATCTCCTTCTTTGTATCTATAAAAAGCACGTTGAGTTGATCCTAAGCTAGCCTGTTCTTTGATTTTTAGGATGTTACCATCTGGTGTGAAAAGCCATTGTGTTTTGTCTTTTGTTATTGATGATGACCAGTCAAACAATGAAGAAATAAATGTTTTTGGGTCTTGCCGCATCATCCACCATTTTCCTTCTTTGGAGTCAATGGTGCGGCCGATATCTAATGCTATTGGTGGTGCGTATTCTTTGACAACTTTTTCGATGACTTTGCTTACACGACCTTTGTAAACTTTACCGCTTCCATCTCCCATATTCAAATACCAAGATGGTGGATCTATTGCTACAAATGTTAATAATCCATCATCTGATGATTCGCCATCTGCTTTTAATGATATTAGAATAGCTGTTTGTACTTTAGTTGCTGACTCTGGAATTGGTGCTTCTATTTCTGGACCCCATCTAAGTTGAAATTTAACTATAACAGGTACCGTACTTCGTGATCTTGTAAAATATCCTGAATCTATAAGATTATCAAGCATATTGAAGCTTGGATCAATTAATTTTCCTCTTATAACATATCCGCCGTTAACCATTCCTTTAAATTCGAATTTGGAAAGCATTTTACCATAATCTAGCTTGTCTAAATGCTTTCCAAATTCGAATTTAATAGATACTTGTGGTCTGGCTTTAGCTTTGGGAATTGACATGGAATTACTTTATATTCTTTACAAGCCGTCTGGGAAAAAGTCAAGGTATCTACTATTTTTTCCTTTGGGTGATCGTGGTAATAAATTGTGTGGTATCGCAACAGGGCTAGCACCAGTGGGTGAGGTCAATCGTCTTAAAGCTAATAAGGATAGACTTGTACAGTTATCTTTGGAACGGAAGCTGCAATGGATTAAGCACCATTGCCCGGTGGCGTACAAAAAGGGGTATAAGGAAATATTTAAGAATAATTATACCGTGGTGAGTAAACACCCGATTTGATGTATTTATAAGTTATGTCACCAAAAGAAGCGGTCACCCAATTTATCCAAAAACTTGGGGTGAATGTTACTTTAAAAATACAAGGTAAGAAAGTTGATATAAATTCAGATGTTTGTATCCATGCGAGTAAATCGATGCTTGTTGGTAATGGAAAACGAGGAATAGTGATTAACTTGATTATTGGGCATCATTCTATCTTGTGTAATGACCAACATGAAAATAAAATCAGACTTGGTTATGAAAATCCACTCTTTTTTGAGATGCTAGAGAATCTTTTGCAAAAATAATATGTAGAATTCGCGGTTATTTGGAAGGCGTAATTATGGATTATCCTTGGGTTGACGGAAAGATTACAGTAGATGAATTTGAAAAGCTTTTAAAAAACGCTGAACAAAAAGCAGCATTTTTTGATTTGCCAGACGAAGAAACGGCAGCAATCCTTAAAGAATCAGCTGACACTGACACTGACATCAAAAAGACCTTAGATAGGCTAACCAAATATCTTAAGTCAAGGTGGTTTCGCAGCGCAGCGTTAAATAAAGCCGCAGAATATGGATTGTCCGCTGAGGAAGCAGATGAATTGGCGAGAATATGGAAAAACCATAAGGAATTTTTAGAAACATGAATCAAAAACCCACCATTTCCGAACTCGCCAATATGATTTCTGAGGACGATCCGCGTGATCCGGGAGCAGAGCTTGCTGGCCGATTGCAAAATAGGGGTGACGGCGCACAGCCATTAGAAGGCGCGAAGGTCAGCCATTTTCCTAAAGGTGCTCGGCCAACCGGCACTTACATATTACAAATTGAATATGGCGGCTATTCATGGAATGTTAATGTTCCAACAGATGAATTTGATGATGCCCATAACGAAATTGGGATGGCGCAAATGGCTAAGCTTCCGCGTCAGTTCTAGTCGCCACCTGAAAAAAACATAAGATATGAAACTTGCATCAATTATCGAATCTATTAATCCTTCTCAGGTGGAACCAATTATTGGCCTGTTGAATCATAAGTATTCTTCGATGTCTCCTTCAATTAAGGATAGATTTTCAAGATTGATTCAATCTGGGGCTTTGCCGGATCATAATATTTCTTTTGTTATGAATATTGTGAAGTCGGTGCAATCGGCGATTAGTTTGGAAGGTACTATTGATTTTGTTGATGGGTATTTGCTTGATTTTGATGCTCTCAGAGCCAGGGGGCCAGTTTTCTTTGTAGCTGATAATATTCAGGATTTAATGCATAGTATTGATGGGTATCTGAATTCACAGGGGGTCGATGCTGGTGAGCATTGGCAGGGCTATGAGTCTCGGAATGATGATATTTTGATACTGACAGCGAATGGTTTTGATGATGTGTCTAATGTTCAGAATGCTAAACAGTTGAAATTAGCATTTTCGGATTATAATGGGGTTGTTGGTGGTGAGTATGGGTCTGGTAGGATCTATAAAGCTGGTGACCAAATGATTTTGGTTATTGGTGATAATCAATATGAGATGTCTGGTGTGGCACGAGTAGTAGCTACTGATCTTATTAATGGTTTGAAGGTGCATCGTTCGGAGATTGATACTACATATTTTGAGAAGTATGGGTTGCAAGTTGTGACTGGTCAATCTTGGTAAAACGATCTTTCAGAATTCTCTTCACAACAGTGAATTGTTTTTGGCCGTTGTAAGCACGGGGATAACCAATGATAACTCATATTGTTATATTATTGGCAATATTTTATTTCGCCACAATTATTGACATTAGGGACTACGAATTTACCAACTGGCTAGCGGTGTAACAATTGGCTAGGAGGAATCAAAATGATCAAATTGGGTAAAGACGAAAAAATTTTCGTCCATCAAGGTGCTACACACAACAAGTTTTGGACTTCGATATGTGACGAAGCCACATTTGAAGTCACCATCCGATGGGGTAGATTAGGCACCAAAGGCCAATCCAAAAAATATCCTTTCGCAACAAGACGTGACGCAACCTATTTCATGCTTGAGAAAAACCGCGAAAGACTTCGTAAAGGCTATACCGGTAGGCATCTTGGGAAAGAAATCTCCAGGGCTATGCTTGATCAGTTGGGTACCGAAGCGGCTATCGTTGGTAGTCAAAATAAGTGCCACACTTTTAAGTGGGTTGAATTGGTCGGCTTTGCAGCTGAAATCTCCTATAAAGAGATTGACGAGGATCGACTATATAACCCAGAGTGTAACCCAGGTATTCTGGTCAATTTTGAGACTCGTAAAGAAATCGATGGTCGGAAAAAGTTCGTCCTTCTTTTCACTCTTGAAAGTGCCTACGACCTGCGTGGCCATAATCCCGCCACTCCTGAAAGGCTTATCGAATCAGGGCACCCTCTACGTAAGATGGTGGATAAGGTAGAAGAGGCGATTGGCCGAAGTTTACAAGCATAATGGCCATTAATGAGAATGAGGACAATAGCCATACATTCCGATTGCCATTGCAATTGCGGCATAAAACCCGATACCCTTTTGGATATCCATGGCGACAGAAAGCGGATGGTCCGTTTGTTTTCTGTGAACCAGAGGAAACGGACCGGCATTGTTGCATGTGGATAGAAGTTATACAAGTCCTTTCGATAATGCCGGTCAGCACATGGGGAATTCCCACTATTCAGCCCACCGATAACCTTCACATCTTCAATAATGAAGCCGCAAAACCAGGATCAGAGCTTTAAAAGCTTGTTTGGGTGATGATCTATGTGGTAATGGGATCTATGTGGTAATGGTAGATGGCGTGTAGGAGAGGACTATTTTTTAGGAATAATCTATCTCCTGTCGTTTCTTTCCTCTTGGGTCCGGGACATGTCTGCACTTTTGTCCCCTCGCAGCATCCGCATGGCGGTGATCCATCATGGTCATAATATCCTGAGCCGTTACACGCTCCGCATGGTTCCTGGATAAATCCGTATTCATATTGCCAGAATTCGTAAGCCCGCCATGCTTTGTCACGCCACCATGAGAGACTGTATAGTTCTTTGATGTAGAATTTAGATATCATTTGTTACCCCGTTGTCTAAATTATAGGTGTTGCCGAATCCCGCCTTTTCCATCACTACCCGACCAGATATCGCTTAAGACCGTGCCACAGACAATCCCCCCAGCAACCGCACCAACCATCTGCCAGATAGTGGGCTTATCTGTCACTTCGCCACGTCTTTGGTCGTCCATTACCCGTATGATGGTTTTTGCAGCTACTTTGAATTCAGCGGTTTTTTCATAGGCTGGGTCGATGATACAATCTGTTTGTAAACTATTACTGTATTCGACGACCTCTCTCGCATTCATACCGCGAATTCGAGTTGAAAGATCGTGAATCTCTTGTGTTTCAATCCATTCTTTGATGGAATCATCATAGTATCGAGTGAATATCATTGGTTTTTCCTTTTCCGCATAGATATCGGGGACTTCCCTGATTAAGCAATTCAACTCATGCTGCCCTTGGGTTTCAACCCACTCATTAGAGATGTCATCATAGTATCGAGTAAATATTTCCTCCACTTCTTTGTTGCACGAAAAACCACTATGGTTAATTGATAGTATAGATAATAGTATCTGACTACCAACAATTATTATTGACAGAAAAATGCTTGACATAATAATACCCCTAAAATACGTATCGATATATCCGTAATATATTTAATCCTGCCGAAGTATTAGATCAGGATAACTTTGCGTTTTGCTGTATATCATTAATCATTGATTTGATATCTTGATTTTTAAAATCTCGTTTACCGAGATTTGCGAATATACATATTAGTTGAGTATTGTCTTCGGTATAGTCACCAAGGCTATCGATCCGATCGATCGACACAGATCGTGGATTCCTCATATTGTGTTCCATATTTAAACCAGTAAGTGCACACTTACCATTTTGTTTATCCCATAATGCGTGGATAAATCTTCTTGTGATTCCTATCTGTCTCGCATTTTTCTTGCCGAGTTTCGCTTTTCTCCTCTCTCTTTGACCAAGTTGTCCCAACATCATACTTAAATATTGTTCTGGAGATGCTTGTTGCTTTTTAGCCCAAAGACTCGAGGCTGCGTCAGCCTTCTTTTTATGTTTACGATATCTGCAAGAATCACAAATTGTACCAGAATAATTATATTCTTTACCGCATTTGCTGCAATCCACAGGTCCAATTCGTTTATTTTGCCCACCGTTTTCACTACTGCTTTCTTTCATCCTGCAGCCACAAGAAACTGTTTTACCTAACCGCCCCATTCTTACTACTTTTGAAGTACCACAATCACATAGACATTCATAATATACGTAGACTTCGTATCCTTCTAGTTTAAATGGCCCAGAATTAATAATTAATCTACCATATCTTGTTTTTAATGGTATAGTTTTATGCCGTGTATGCTTTGGCATTGGTAATCTATTGGCCGTTTCTAAGTGTTGCCAAATTGTTGGTATGGCTTTTTCAGACGAAGATACATAAGAGGTCATGATTTTCCTTTAGGCGAGCATTGATGGCTGTTGATAAGAACGTATATGCTCTTAGTATATCTTTGCAACTAGAATCTGCTGCGGCCTTTTACACGCTCGAAGAGTTTGGAGGCAAGGCGGCAGAAGTTGAGCAGAGTATTGCATCTGCTGCTAAGCATTCCATAGATTCTATTTCAAGTATTGTTGATACACTTGATAAACAATTGTCAAGTGCGGTAATTACTACTGGTCAATTTGCTAAAGAAAGCGGTAATTTAGAGGCTAATTTAGCCCTGGCTGCGGCTTCTCTTAAAGATGCTGGTGCTCTTGAACAAGATAGCCTGAAAGATATTGAAGAGAAAATTGCTAATCTTGAAAAGATTAATGATATTTATGATAATCTGGAAAGATTACTCAAAAGTGAGCACAAATTAGGTGAGGCATATCCTGGTATAATAAATACATGGATTGACGCATTAGAAGCCAAGAATCTAGTTCATATTGAAGAAGCAAATTTGGTTAAGGCTGAAGGTAAACTTTTAGATAACCTCGGTGATAAAACCAAATCACGTACTGATGATCAGAAGAAGCAAAATAGCGTTCTGAAAGAAATGTGGGTGGCAACTAACGCTATTTGGGGGGTTATGCTCAAGTTTGAAGAGGCCACGGAGAATTTCACGACAGCGAATTATCGTGCTTATGACTCTCAGCAGCAAATGGTCAATACTACGCGGCAGTTGTCTTTAGAATATGGGATTTTCAGAGAAGAAGCTCTTGCAACTTATAAAGCATTAGCTGATGTTAAAACACCGCGTGAAGAGATTTATAAACTTGCTGGTACTGTAGGTCGAGCGAATCGTATCACTGGTGTTGGTGTTGACATATTGGCCCAATATAGTTTCCAATTACGGGGGGCAGGATTTGACGCTGATAGAACCAGAAAGCAAATTGATATGCTTTCAGCAGCTCAAAGGAAATTTGGGCTATCAACTTATGATGTGCAAAAGGCTATTGAAAGTCAGACCCTTTCAGTCGGTCAGCAGATTATTCATTTTGGTAAAGATGCACCAGAAGCATTTATGAGGGCCGCACTTGGTCTTAAAGCCCTTGATAAGCAACTTGGAACTAATTCGGCTGAAGACTGGATGGAACGTCTTCAATTAACGGGTGTAGAATCTGAAGTCTTTTGGCAGAGGCTTGGTCTTAATGCTAGTGCTAGTATCGAAGATAAATTTGACCATTTATCAAAAGCCGCAGCAATAGCCGCTAATAGTGTACAAATATCTATGAAGGAGATCGCGGAAGGTGATCTGTCTCAGAAGCAAAGAACTAGTTTAAAGATTGCTGCGGAAACGCATGGTATTACTGAGAATATGATATATCAGCAGGCTAAAGCTCAAGCTACTTTGACGAAGGAGCAGCAAGAGTCGTTGATGACTATGGCTGGTGTTGAAAAAGCATTTGCTGCCCAGATTGCAGCAGACAAGCGGTGGAATGAGACTATGTCTACTCTCACCGCCCAGCTGAATTCGCTAAAAAGTTCTATTGCAGCTGTTGGTGGATATCTTGTGAGTTTGATGGCAGAGGCTATTCTTCCGTTTTTGATGGCATTAAATTGGATTATACAAAAAATTGCAGTGCTGATTGGCCTGATTGGTTCTGCGATAGACTTCCTTGAAAAATGGATTCCTGGTTTTAGCTATTTGACTTCTGCTGTTCGGATGCTCGCAGGAGGTCTTATAATTCTTGTACTAGCATACAATATTTATACTAGGGCTATGGCTGCTGCTGCAGCTGCGTCTGGTGCGGCGACTGGTGCGGCGACTGCTGCTACTACTGTGTTTAGAACGGTTGGTCGGGCAATTGTTTCGATGGCAGTTGCTATTGGTCAATCGATACGAGCCATTTTTATCGGGCTTGGTCGGGGGTTGGCGGCTCTTGGTAATTCGATTAGACCAGTTATAATTCCATTGATGCAGCTTGGTGTAGCTGTTTTACTTGTTGGTGCTGGCTTTTGGCTTATGGGTATGGGTATTGCCGCCGCAGCTGAACATGGTTGGGCCGCTGTTGGTGTGCTCACCGCGATGACTGTTGCTATGGTTGCTATGATTGTCGCATTGGCGGTTGTTGCGACGGTTGCTGCTCCTGTTATTCCATTAATCGTTGCCTTGGCCTTTGCGGTCCTTTTACTGGGAGCCGCTACGGCACTTGCCGGTATTGGGATGAAATTTATAGGAGATAGTGTTGAGATATTAGGTATGCATGGTATGGAAGCCGCTAAGGCTTTACCATTATTGGCTCTTGGTGTTATAGCATTGGGAGCGGCTGGATGGTTATCATCTGCTGGAATTTTGTGGCTGGCCGCTGCATTTCTTGCTTTATCAGTGCCGATTTTATTGATCACACCAGCGATTGTGGCATTGGCATCTATGCTGCAGAATATATCGGCTGAAAAGATGACGGAGTTCGCTGATGCTCTTCTTGATGCATCATGGAAGATATTTAAGGCTATACCGATAATAGGGCTATCAATGTTAGCAGTTGTTGCATTAGCACCTGTGATTTTATTTGCTGGTGCGGTATTGGTAGTTGCTGGTGTTCTGTTTGTCGCTGCTGCGACTCTTATAGGTTACGCTGCTAAATTACTTGGCGATGGGTTACAATCTTTGGGTGAGGGAGCTAAAGCATTTAAGGATGTTGACTTTATTTCGATAGCTGGTCAATTAGCTATCGGAGCCTTTTGGCTGATAATAGCTGGTCCAGCATTTGTCATTGGTGCGACGTTGGTTGGGATCGGTGCTCTTATTCTTGGTACTGGCTTAAAGTCTTTGGGT